AGTGCCTGCCTGAAAACGCAGGAGATGTAAACGAGATCCGGCAGTTCATGCGGAAACGAGAAAGCCTCATTACGGGGCAGATGGGCGCAGGTGGATATTGACTCCGAGTGACTTTTTAATCCGATGTATGGAAGACATAGACGACGTAAAAGATGTCGCCGTTATCCGTCGTCACGAGGACGGGGCTATCACGTTCGACTCTGCCAGACGTTCAAGGTTTGATACATACGCAATGGTTTGTGGAGTCAAGGCGACCATTGAGGCGGAAATTACTGTAACTGAGCTTAACGACTAATGCCACTCCCAGCGGCTATCCCGGTCAGTAAGCACTTCACCTCGAAAGAGGACATCACCGACCTCGAAAAGTACATTGACGACAACATCAGAACGCTCCGCTCCCAGTGGAAGACTCTGAGGGAGACAAAGATTACCGCATGGAGGAGGATCTATCGTGGTGTCCCCAAAGAAAAGTACAAGTCCTTCCCCTGGAAAAACGCTGCCAACCTTGTTCCCAGAATTGTCTCCAGTTTCACAGATCAACTTACCGCTCGTCTCATCATGGGACTATATGGCACAGATCCCCTCTTTGCCGCAGGGCTACTTGGAACCTTCAAGGAAGGCGAGAAAGCTGAGGAGCAACGGGACGCGGTAGAGCGGTTCATGACATCTTACGGTAAGTCGCCGGATGAGCTTAACCTGTTTTACGCGGAATATGCATGGATGCACAACGCAAACAAATATGGATTCGCTGCGCTGAAGCATACTTGGGAGCATGTCGTTGAGCAGGTTGCCGAGGCCGAGGTTGGCGGGGATGTGGTATTTCGGGAGCATACCAAGTACGACGGGCCGCGCCCTCTGAGCATTTTGTTTGAGAAGTTCATGTGTCCGCTGAACATTGCCGACTTTAGGCAGGCAAATATGCTGATCCACATTAACACCTTGAAGGAAATGGACTTGCTCGACCGGTTGGCGAGGAAGCTGTACCCCAAGGATAAGGTTGCTGCGGTGATGTCCGCTCCGGACAGATATGGCCCAGATCAGGCCCAGAAGGAGATGGAAGACGACATCAACGGGTCGTCGGCAAGTTTTCAGCAGAAGGAGTGGGATTTATATGAGTGCTGGTTTCCATACATCGTCAAAGGAAAGCGATTCAGCATCATTGCCACGTATCACATCCCCAGCAGAACGATGCTACGATGCACGTTCAATTTCCTCCCAGACAACATGGTGCCGTTCAAGCTGGCAAGGCTCGGCACAGATGGTGAATCAATTATGGGCATGGGCTTTTGCGAATTGCTTGGGGTGTACCAGGAAGAGATTGCCCAAATCCATAATCAAAGACGAGATTCCGGAACTCTTGCGAACACTACAATTATACGCGCCTCGCGAGGAAGTCAGCTTGACACCAATTTCTCGGTGTACCCAATGGCGATCCTACCCGGAGAAGAAGGGGAGTTCTCCTTTGAACAAATAGGGCGTCCGACCACCGAAACCATCAAAGAGGAGCAGATGACTCTACAGCTTGCACAGGATGCTGCTGGCATCGGGCCTTCGTCCTCCGGGTCCGGCGCTGGCTCTCCTAATAAGAAGGCTGGCGGGTACTCTGCGATGGGAACCTTTGCCACGAACCAGGAAGGTAACACGCGGGCTAATTTGCACCAGACTTCATCCAGATTCAGCCATTTGACGCTCGGAAACGACCTTTTGAAGCTTTACGCGCATCTGGGAATTGATACCAAGAAGCGTGAGGCGATGGGCGAGATGGGCATGTACTTACAGAAGGCTTTGGATAATGTGAGGGCGGGCCGTCTATGTATACCCATCTATGCCGCGACTGGGAGTATCAACAAGGAAGTGGAGAAGCAGAACAAGATGCTGATGCTGCAGCATGTCAACATGCACTACCAGCAGATACAGGGGATTCTCGCCGCGGCGGCCAACCCGATGACGCCACCCGATGTTGTGGAGTATGGATGGAAGGTAGCGGATTCGTCACAGAGATTACTCAGCGGTCTATTGAGAGATTTTGGAGAGACTGATCCAAGTCAGATACTGCCCGCAGTCGATGGGCAACAGAAGATCGAACAAAAGAAACAGCAACAGCAGCAGCAACAAGGCGGGCAGCAGCCCCCACCACAGGGCGCACAACCTCCACAGTCATTACTTCCGGGTGCGACCCCTGATAACGTTCGTTCCATAGCGAGTGGCCAATGACGCCAGTAGAGTCCGTTTGGCAGGAATTTATAGCCGATTACAAGGGTGATCTAGACAAACTATTTGGTTCTAGGACGTGGAAAAAGGCTATTTACCCTTGGCTAAAGGCCAATCGAGAGATAAAAATCAGAACTATATTAGCATCAAAAGACCACGTTGAAATCGATATGGCGAGAGGTTTTGTACTGGCTTTGGAGGGTATTATGAATCTTCCGGGGGCAGTGACTGTAACTAAAAAAGAACCTGAACAAGTACCTCAACAACAGGATTCAACTGACTACAACGACGGCATTTCGTGGGACGATACGGAAATAAATTGACTTTTAAATTACTAATGTGCGTTACTCAAAATACAGGAGCTACAGATGGCTTGGCTGAATAAGGAAAAGACCTTCGAGGAAGAGTTCGGGATGTCTCGTGAGGACTTTGACACGAAGATGCGCGAAGCCCAGGAAGCGAAGGACAAGATAGCTGACCTGGAAGCAAAAGTTTCTGGAATGGATGACATTCGTACCCAGCTTGAAGCACTGAAGGCTCCCCGCACCGAACCAGTCCGCACTGAACCCAAAAACTTCTTTGAAGATCCTGAAGGCGCGATGAATGAGCGTGTTGCTCCGGTTGCTCATGCGGCCATCAATTCGAATGCTCGGGTAGAAGAGATGATTGCGCGTTCGAAATATGCCAAAGATTTTGCCCGCTATGGAGCTGAGATTGAAGGTTTAGCGGCGAAGGAAGCAAATACCTTCCGCGCCAATCCTGTGTTTTGGGAGAACCTGATCAATATGGTTCGCGGGCGTCATGCTTCTGAGATTGAAGAGTCTGCATTGAAGGGTGAGCGATTCTTCACGGAGCAGCCCGGTGGATCCGGTTCGGGTACAGGATCTAACGACAACCCCGAATCGAAACTATCTCCTGAAGAGCTGCGGAGCGCAAAGCGCCTCGGCATGACTCCTGCGGAGTTCCTTGAGAACCAGACATATGTGATGACCCAGTACGGTCATGGGAAGGTTAACTAATGTCTACCAAGAATGACAAGATTGAGTCGATGTTGAAGAAGCCCGGTGAAGTGGGCGGGCAGTTGGTGGGGTACGCGGAGAAGACTAGGGCAGAACGCGAGGCTCTTGATGCTGCACCGGAAGAGACCTCAGATGAGGCCCTAGCCACCGCAGAGTTTGAGAAAGCCTCCGGTAAGTCAATCGGAGAGATGACGGAATCGGACTTCCAGAGAATACCTGTGAAGCTAATGGCCCGTAACCGCGCCGCTATGACGGAATTGAATGTAATCTTCAAAGACCCTTCGATGACCGGGCACTGGTTCCACCGTCATCATAAGCAAGGGCAACGGGTTACCCAGGCTTATATGCAGGGATTTACAGCCTGCACGAAGGACGATGTTGAGTTCGCTCACTCAAAGACGACCGACGACAACGGGTCTTTGGTGATGGGCGACTTGGTTCTGATGAAAATTTCTAAGGCCGCATTGTGGGGCGGCATGTATAAAGATAATGTAGACAAAGCCAAGGGCCGGGTTAACAAGGTGATGACCGACCCCAGGGCTGCGAACTACCAGACGAAGAACCCGTATCTGGCAACAGATGGGTCTACCGTGGGTGACGGTAGGAATCCGACTTACGTATCGAATCTTACCCGCGCCGATCATGTGGATGCAGACGCGGCCCGGAAATTGGTATACCAGGACTAGGAGAACACAATGGCAGCGAATCTTGCGAATCATGCACCTATCGTGGTTTACCAGACCACCACGAACACCACGGAGCAGACTCAGAGCTATCTTGAGGCTGCTGGTCAGACCTTCCTCTTTGGTACGCCAGTGGAGTTGAATAGTTCAGGCAATACCATCGCGTGGGATGGTGCAACCCTGACTGGAAAGATTCTTGGCTTCTCGGAGACTCCGGGATTCAATCTTGGTACTGCCGGTGCCGGTGCTCCTCCATCCTTTGGCTCGGTTGGCGCTCCCGGTTCCCCGACTACCTACGGCACGGTTCCTAACCAGTCTTCGGCGGTAAACATTCCCGCAGGCGCAACGTTCTCAGATGGTCGAACCATCGTTGCCCAGGCGCTACCCACCACAATCTTTATCGGTCAGGTCGATAACTCGGCTGCTGGTGCTTATGCGCCATCAATCGCCAATGTCGGACTGCAGTATGGGTTGACCATCGACGCAACCGGTAACTGGTATGTGGACTTCAATAAGAGCACCCCTGGAACGAACACGGTAGTTCTGATTGTCGGTCTTTATCCGAATGATCTCGCTTCAGGGTCGAGCACGACTGAAGTCAATGGCGGAAAAGTTTTGTTCAAGGTTATCAATGCAGCATCGCAGGCACAAGCTTAGTTTTCTAGGAGAGTAACACCATGTCGATGACGAGGCAGCAATTCTGGCAGCTTCTTGCACCGGGTGCGCGCAAGAACTTCGTGGAATTTCAGGACTATAAGTACCACGAGCGGCAGTTCGAGAAGTTCCTGAATGTCGAGTCTTCGGACAAGGCCTATGAGGATGCGATCCACTTCGCCGGTCTTCCGCCGATGCCTGAGAAGACCGAGAATGCCCCGGTTGGGTATTTCAATCTGATCCAGGGCGGAACCAAGCGGTACGTCAACCTGACTTACGCAATGGCCTACCGCGCATCGTGGGAACTTACGGAAGACGACCTCTATGGTGTAATCAAGCAAGGCCCGAAGGCCATCGTCAACTCCGGTATGTTCACCAAGGAACAGACGGCAGCTAATGTGCTAAATCTTGGATTCTCGACCACGACCACGGACGATGGTGTATCGATCTTCAATAACCAGCACCCGCTATTGGGCGGGGTGTCGGCTACCAATATCCTCCCCGGCTCAGCCAACGTAATTTCGGCTGCGGGTACTTACCCGAATCGACCTGCAGTCGATGCCGATCTTTCTTTTACCGCGCTTCAGCTGATGTCCAACCAGTTTGAACGTATGCCAGATTCACAGGGATTGCCGATTGTGGTACGGCCTAAGCTACTCATCATCCCACCCGAATTGAAGTTCATTGCGATTGAGCTTCTTGGATCTGCGGGAAAGCCATACACCTCAGACAATGAAGTGAACTCGCTTCTGGGTGAAGGTTTGATGTACACCATCAATAACTATCTGACATCCTCTTCGGCATGGTTTGTTACCGGAGCCAAGGATGAGCACCGCATGAGGATGTTTGAGCGGTCGAAGATGGAAGATGACATGGATGACGACTTCGATACACGCGCTACTAAGTTCCTTGGAATCACCAGGTTCTCGGTCGGTGCTGACACGTGGACAGGAACCTGGGGCAGTAACGGCCCTTAAGTAGTTGATTTAAAAGGATTTATGATATACGGCCATCGTCATATCGGAGGGGATTGGCACTATTGTGCTAGGTGTTTATGGAAGACACAAATCTCCGATTTGACATGGCAGCAGGGAAGTTTGATTTGCAACAGGCATCAATGTAATGACATGGCAGCACCGTTAGGGTTGTTGGGTTCAAGGGATGCCGATATCGTAAGGCGCATTGAGTATGCGACGAGCGACTTACAGCCGGATCCCAAGATTTCGCAACCGAACGAGCCGGATCAAGATGTAGAGTTTTAGGAGAGAGAAATGCCAAGGACACAGACGCGAGTTGACGGGGATATCGGGTACGCAGACGGGCAGATATTCGTTTCCGCTCTCGACATGGCATCGGTGGGTGCTGGTGCTGTGACTGCTACAAAAAATGCATCCGGTAGCTATTCTCTCAACATTGCCGCATCGCAGACGGTAGTTCTTACGGCTTGCCTATCGAACATGATCTTCCGTTACGGCGTGAACGACTATCTACAGGAGCAGTTCGGGTCAGCTCAGTCGAATGGAGCAACCGGACTCCCAGTTGGTGGGTATACGACTCTTTCCACGGCTTCAGCAACAGGACCCGGTAATAACGTAAGTGTTCCCGTGCTCTCCTCGGTAAACTTTGCTGTGGGACGATCAGTAACCGCAGGTACGCAGAAGACGTTTATCACGGCCATTGCTGATACGACGCATATTACTCTCGCCGCTCTGACGGCGACCTTGGCATCTGGTTCTCTGATCGCCCAGGATAACTTTACAACTCCCGCTGGCGTGACTGGCCCTCCCCCATTTACTGGGGTCAGTCAATTTACTCCGGTTACCTCTCCGCGCCCGAAAGGAATCAAGTTTCGGGAAATCTACCCGGTGTACGCTGTTGCCGGAGCTGCGCTTACCTTGAATACCATCGGTATAACCAAGACGGTGTTTACCAATGTAACCGCTCCTACGATTACTAACGTTCTAGCCAACGCGGCCAACGGGATGAATACGGCAACCAACGCTCAGCCTTATATCACCCCGGTGATGCTGGCGGCATCTCCTGTTTACCAGAACACAAAGTACTCCTCATTCAATGTAGAGTGGGACGTAACTACGGCTGGTGGTGGTACCGCTCAGATATTCGGCGTATACATTGATATCGAATTTAATTACGTCTAAGAGGGTACATGGCACTGACAGGCAAGCCTTCGACGGCACATAGATTTAATACCAGGGGTGAGTGCATTCATTGTGGGATGTATGCCAACGTGGTTAAAGAGCTTACTCATGTCTGCACGAAAGAGCGCGAGATCGCGGAAGACGGCTGGTGGTGCGGAAAAGACTTCAGCGAAGCTGTGAAGGAGGGGAAATAACTTGGCAAACTACCTCAAGGAAAATCCCTACTACATCGACACGGCTGTGAATATTCAGCCCCCAAATTCGGGCAAGCAATTTGTGAAGGAAGTCCGTTGGTCTAATTACGCGGCTGCGGGCGTTCTTGTGGTCAGCAGTGGGACAGGTGGAACCATCATCAACGAAACCGTGGCGGGTGGTAACGCCAACTTTCAGGAGATGCGTTTTGGTGCATTTGGCTGGGTGAACGGATTCAATGTAACCACAATCACCGCCGGATCTAACATCACGGTCACGATTACGAAGGCATAATATGGCAGGCGGCGTTCGAGGCCCAGCGAACCCAAGCTACTCGCAGACTGAGTATTCTCAGCCTTGGGGTGGAATCGATGTATCCAAACCTAGTTCACAGATAGATCCAGGATCCGCAGTCTCCCTTACAGGGACGATCATTCGCGGTGGACTGACAAATCCTCCTGCGGTCGTTCATTTGCAGTCATCTGTCGGAGTGACCGGACCCATCTTCGATGTTGGTGAATTCCCTTTGCTTGTACAGAATCTGAACGGGGCAACCTACATCATCACCCAGACCTCGGTTTATACAGATCTCACAGTGTATTCGGGATCCCCTGAACTGTCTAAGGCCTTCCAGAAAATCTATAGTGGACTGAATTACCCAAGTAATGCCGGTGGTCACGTTGGATCGGTGACTATCGGTAACTCTCTCTATTTCTCATCGGCTTCGGCTCTTGGTGTATACAAAGTAACCGGTCTAACCGTTACCGAGATTACGGCTCAGAATGGTTCAGGTCCGTTTATTGGAGGGGACTTTGTTGGCACAATCTCTCAGAGGCTCGTGCTGGGAAACGTTATCGGCGGAAACGGTAATCAAACGGGAGGCGTATCTTCAGTCACTATTACAAATGGGGGAACAGGCTACCCAGCCTCTGGCGTTGTGGCTTTTACTGGAGGAGGAGGTGAGAATGCAGCAGGAACTTTTACGTCTTCGGGAGGTGTTATCACGGCGATTACAATCACT